CAAAAAGAGGCCGGAACTTTCGGAGGCCCTAAAAAAGAGCAAGGCGGTGGCCGACATCATCGTCGAAAATGCGCTGTTCAAAAAGGCCTGCGGGTACACGGTAGAGGTGAAAAAACCTTTAAGTGCAAGGTGATCGAGTACGACGAGACGACGGGCCGGAAGATCCGGGAGGAAGAAGAGCTGCGGGAAGGGTATGATCAGGTGCACGTCCCGGCGGACACCACGGCACAGATCTATTGGCTGAACAACCGCAAGCCGGAGAAATGGCGGCAGAAACAGGAGCAGCTGATCAGGCACGAGGACTTGACCATCGAGGTCGAGTTTGACGATGTGGACGGGATCGGCGTATGAAGGTACGGCTGCACAGACCGTTTCCGCAGCAGAAGCTTTTTATGCAGTCGACTGCCAGGCACACGGCCTTCGGCGGGGCCAGAGGCGGCGGAAAGAGTGACGCCGCGAGAAGCAAGGCGGTATTGCTGGCGATCAACTATCCCGGCATCCAGATCCTGTTCCTCAGACGGCAGCTCACCGACCTCAGGGAAAACCATCTTCTGCCGCTCTTAAAGATCCTGAACGGTGTGGCGGTGTACAAGAGTCAGGAAAAGGAGTTTCTGTTCCCGAACGGCAGCCGGATCGTCATGAGCTATTGCGACGCGGAGAGAGACGCCCTGAAATATCAGGGCCAGAGCTACGACGTGATCTTTCTGGAGGAGGCAACGCAGTTCTCACTCCAGCAGTACGACCTGATCCGCCTGGCGAACCGTCCGAGCGGGCTCTGCAAGGGGTTCAAGCCCCGGATGTACTACACCTGTAACCCGGGCGGCGTGGGCCATGACTGGGTCAAGCGGCTTTTTATCGACCGTAAATTCACGGCGAAGGAGAAGCCGGAAAATTACGCTTTTATCCCGTCGAGGGTGTATGACAACCCCTTTATCATGCAGAACGACGAGGACTATGTGGCCGAGCTGGAGAGCCTTCCGGAAGACCTGAGGAAGGCGTATCTGGACGGAAACTGGGACGTATTCGAGGGGCAGTATTTCCGTGAGTTTGACAGAGAGATCCATGTGGTCAAAGCGCGTCCTCCGGAGAAGGGAACGACGATCTATCGGACGCTGGACTATGGTCTGGACAAGCTGGCGTGCTACTGGATCAGCGTGGACAGCTTCGGCCGGGCGTACGTCTACAGAGAAATCTGGGAGAGCGATCTGATCATCAGCGCGGCGGCGAAGCGGATAAACGAAATGAGCGGCGAAGAGGTGCTTTTGACCTATGCGCCGCCGGACCTGTGGAACCGGAGGCAGGACACCGGAAAAAGCGTCGCGGACATCTTTGCGGAGCACGGGGTCGTGCTGACCAAGGCCAGCAACGACCGGATCGCCGGGTGGATGGAGATGCACGAGTGGCTGACGCCGAAGCCGGACGAGTTCGGCGGGAAGAGTCCCAGGCTGACCATCAGCGAGGCTTGTCCCGATCTGATCAGGAGCATTCCGGCACTGATCCACGACAAGAAGGTGCCCGGGGATGTATCGGGGGAGCCGCACGAATTCACCCACGGTCCCGACGCGATCAGGTATTTCATCGCCGGCAGACCGGCACGGGTGGAGGAAAGTGCGGGCGCGGACGACGGATTGGAAGAGTTCCTGTCGTACGGGGTTTAAGGCGGGCGAGAACGCGGCCATCCAAAGCCCAAAGGGGTTTATGGCGAAGTTCTGCAGAACTTCGAGCGTTCTTGCGGACTAAACCCCGAAGGGGTGTGTCTGAGGCATCGGCGCAGCCGATGTATCGGGTCTGGAAGAATTTTTGGATTATGGAGTGTGAGGCCCTCTCAGCCTCGCAGGCTCGGCAGCTCCCCCAGAGGGGGAGCCAAGGGGTAGAGAAAGGACGGAAGAGTGTGAAATATTGGGAACAGGTGCGGGCGCTGGAGAATGAATGTGAGCATCTGAGGGCGCGGTGCGGGAAGATGGAAGCGATCCTCAGAGAGAGGATGCGGGAGGAGAACGATTTCTCGTGGGCGCTGAAAATGCTGAAAGAGGGCCGGATTCTCAGGCGGAAAGGCTGGCACGGCAAGGGCATCTGGATCGCCCTGCAGCGGCCTGACGAGCACTCGAAGATGACACTGCCTTATCTGTACATCGTAACCAATGGATTGGAATCGGACAATGAGACGGCGGTCAGGGGTACTGCGCCGTGGCTGGCAAGTCAGACCGATCTGCTGGCTGAGGACTGGGAGGTCATGGAATGAGTTTCAGAATTTTCGGGCTGGCGGTGGTGCCGGCGGCGTATTTCGACCGGCTGGAGAGCGTCAAGGACGAGCTGATCGATCTGGAGATCAGACGCAGACGGGAAAAGGAAGACGCAGCCGATGCGCTGAAGACGGCGCTCAAGAGCAAAGAGCGTTGGAAAAAGACTGCGGGCGAGATGGCGGAAGGGCTGGAAAAGGCGCAGGAGATGCTGATCCGGGAGCGGGAAGGCCGGGAAAGTGCCGAGACCGAGCTGGAAAAGGCGATGCTGGCGCTGAAGACGGCGGAAGACCGGCTGGAAGAGGCGGGCAAGGAGCTGAAGGCATACCGGGAGATGGGGACGACTCTGCAGGAGTGGGTCAATCTGCTGGGGTATGACGGATCCAGACAGGAGCCTGTCAGTGAGTCTGACAAAGAGGACAAATGAGCGGGGAGGATTTGAGGGAGACGGACAATCCCTCAGTCGCAGCTTCGCTGCGCCAGCTCCCAGACTAAGCCGCGCAGCGGCGTGTCTATGTACCAAGGGAGCCTAAGAGAGAAGAGGAGGGTGAAGCGTGAAGCACAATGTGACGCCGGCGAGGGTGCGGGCGGAGTATGAAAAGAGCGTCAGCTATAACCAGACGCTGAAGCTTTACGAGCGGGTGGAGCAGAACGAGCATTTCTTCGTGGGCAACCAGTGGGAGGGCGTCAACGCGCCCAACCTCGAGAAGCCGGTGATCAACATCATCAAGAGGGTCATCCTGTATTTTATCGCCAATATCGTGTCGGACGATATCAGCGTGGGTGCGGAGGCCTTCGGCGGGACGGCTGAGGACGAGCAGATCGTGAAGATCGTCACCGGCGAGGTCGACCGGGTGCTGGAGCAGACCAAGGCGAGGAGCCTGAACCGCAAGCTCCTGAGAGACTGCGCGGTGGACGGCGACGCCTGCCTTTTTGTCAATTTCGATCCCAACGCCAGGGTGGGCGACGGCGAGAGCGTGACCCAGGGCGAGATCGTGCTGGAAAAGGTGGACAACACCAACATCTATTTCGGCAACCCCGAGTGCTCGGAGGTGCAGAAACAGCCGTGGATCATCATCATGCAGCGCCGGACGATCGAGGACATCAGGAGAGAGGCCGAGGAACGGGGCGTTGGGGAGCTGGAGATCCAGGAGGACACGGATGCCAACGGCGTCAACCTTGAGAACGAGAGCGGGAAGGCAACGGTGCTGATCCGGCTGTGGCGGGAAAAGGGTGTGGTCTGGATCTGCAAGACGGTGGGCGATCAGTATCTGATGGAGCCGACCGAGCTGGGGTACCGGCTGTATCCGGTGGCATACATGAGCTGGGACGAGATCAAGAACTGCTATCACGGGCAGGCGGCGGTCACCGGTATCATCCCCAACCAGATCTATGTCAACAAGATCTTTGCCATGTGCATGGAGCACATCAAAAAGACAGCGTTTCCGAAACTTTTGTATAACCGGCAGCTGATCCCCGGCGGGCTGACCAACCGGGTGGGCGAGGCCGTGGGCGTCAACGGCGACCCCCAGAACGCGGTGGCCTCCACCTTCCGGGCGCCGGAGATGAGTGGGCAGATCCTGCCGCTGGTGGAAAAGATCATCGAGTATACCAGAGAGATGATGGGTGCATCGGACGCGGCGCTGGGCAACATCCGGCCGGAGAACACATCGGCGATCGTGGCCGTGCAGAAGAGCGCCGCCCTGCCGCTTGAGCTGAACAAGATGGCCTTTTATCAGTTTGTCGAAGATTATGTGCGGGTGTTCCTGGACATCATGCGGGTCAACTACGGCCGCCGGCCGGTGCGGATCACCGGTGAAGACGGCACGGCGCAGGAGATCGTGTTTGACTTTGCGGCGCTGGAGCAGCTGCACATGAAGCTTGACGTCAACATCGGCGCTTCGACCTATTGGAGCGAGGTCATGCAGATCCAGACTGTCGACAACCTTTATGCCAAGGGGATCATCCAGGACGCAGTGCTTTATCTGGAGAGCATCCCGGACGGGTATATCCGCAACAAGGCAAAGATCGTCGAGGAGCTGAAGAGACGGCAGGAACCCCTTACAAACGCCGGAGCAGCTGCGCTGCCCGTCGTTTGACTTGGCAAGAAACCTCGCGGTTCGACGAACCGCGCCATAGACACGCCCTTCGGGCTTAGTCTGGATGTCGGTTTCTTGCACGCGGGCGGAAGACGGGAGAAACGGAGGGGGACGACGATCCCTCAGTCGCCTGCGGCGACAGCTCCCTTTGCTCAAGGGAGGCTTTAAGAGGAGGAAACGGAAATGATGTGTCCGTATTGCAGAATCGTGACCAGGATCGAGAGGCAGCGGGTGGAGGTGGAGGGGGACGAGAGTCCCGACACCGAGACCAAGGTCTACAGAGTGCTGAGCTTTGTCTGCCGCAACCCCAAGTGTGAGCATCACGGGGAAGAGGTCGGCGAGGATAAAGTGAAGATCAATTAAGCGTTCACCGGGACGAAACCAGTCCCGTGACAGATAGAAAGGAGCAGACATGGAAGAAAATACCATTGACACCATGGAGGCAGAGGACCTCTCGTTTGATGCGGAAGACTGGGCGGAGGATACCACTGCGCCTGACGGAAGCGCGGGCGAGGGAGATGGAGCGGAAGCTGCAGAGGAAGCTCCTGCGGCGGAGGAGGCTCCGGCAGAAGAAGCCCTGGAAGGGCTGACCATCAAGTACAACGGCGCGGAGATGACTCTGAGCCGTGAGCAGGCGGTCACGCTGGCCCAGAAGGGCATGAACTACGACAAGATCATCGCCGAGCGGGACAGGCTGAGAGAGGCCCCCGAGATCGCGCTGGTCAGACGGATGGCGGAAGTCAACGGGATGACCCCCGAGCAGTATATGCAGGCGCTGGAACAGGCAGAAACCAGGCAGAAGGTGCAGGCATATGTGCAGCAGGGTGCGTCCGAAGAGATGGCCAGACGGATGGTCCAGCTTGAGGCAGAACAGAAGCAGCACGCACAGGCAGAGGCGGCGAGACAGTCCAACGACGCGAGAAAGAGCCAGATCAGGGCACAGGTGGAGGAGTTCCACCGGGCATATCCCGATGTGACGGAATTTCCCCCCGCAGTAATGGCGCGGATCAGAGAGGGCGAGCACCCCGTCGCAGCCTATCGTGCATTTCAGATCGAACAGATGAGCGCGGAGATCAAGGCGCTGAAGGAACAGCAGGCGGCCAAGGCCGTGACCGAGAAGAACAGGGCGAAGGCCGTGGGATCGGTATCGGGCGGCGGCGCTGCGGCAGATCCGATGATGGATGCTTTTGATTCAGTTTTCAGTTAAGGGAAAACGTGTCGGGCATCGGCGAGAAACCGACATCCAGCCCACAGGGCTATGGTTCGGACGGAAGTCCGAAAGGTTTCTTGCCATGGCAAACCCCGCAGGGGTTTGTATCGGGATGCCTTCGATTCGGTGTTCAGCTGACAGAAAAGAAAGGACAGATTTAAATGGCAGTATATCTTCATGACAAGTTTGCCCCCAAGATCGAGAAGGCTTTCCGCGAGCGCTCGGTCGTAAAGGCAAGATTTTCCAACCGCTACAGCTTTGACGGTGTGCGCACGCTGAAGGTCATGAGCCTTGAGACCAGTGAGCTGGTCGATTACAGCCGCACCGGTTCCAACCGCTACGGCAACCCCACCGAGGTGCAGGACACCTATCAGAGCATCACCCTGGAAAAGGACAGAGCCTTTTCCAAGACCATCGACAAGGGCAACCATGCCGATCAGGGCGGTCTGAAGGCAGCCGGCACCTTTATGGGTCTGCAGGTGCAGGAGCGCTATATCCCCGAGTTTGACGGCTATATCCTCAATATGCTGGCCGCCAAGGCCGGCACCATTGTCGCCAACGCCACCACCCTGACCAAGTCCAACGTGCTGACCCAGATCGGCAACGGCATGGCCGCACTGGATGACGCAGAGGTCCCCGCCGACGGCAGAACCATCTGGGTCAAGGCCAGCGTCTTCAACCTGATCCGCATGAGTGACGAGTTTGTCAAGATCGAGCCCCTCGGCCTGAAGGGCATCAAGGACGGCCGCGTCGGTGAGCTGTTCGGTGCTGATGTGGTCAAGGTTCCCGCCGGCAGATGGCCCGCAGGCGTCAACTTTATCATCGCCCACAAGGACAGCGCTGTCTGTGCCGAGAAGATCCACGACACCAAGATCCACGACGATCCTCCCGGCATCAACGGCCACCTGATCGAGGGCCGCTTCTATTACGGCGGCGCCGTTCTGGCAGCCAAGGCCGGCGGCGTATATGCAGAAGTTACCGGCACTGTACTGGTTGCTCCCAGCATCGGCACCACCGGCGCCATCACCGGCGCTTCCGGTGCGACCTTCTGGTATACCACTGACGGCTCTGACCCCCGTTATTCCGGCACCAGAAAGACCGGCACCCAGTCCGACGTGACCGCCGCCGGCACCGTGGTCAAGGCATATGCCACCAAGACCGGCAGCTGGGACAGCCCCGTCACCACTGTTGTCCTCACCTGACGGCGACGACAACACATGGCAAGAATGCTCGAACCTCTGCAAAGGTTCGTTATAGCCCTTCGGGCTGGATAAACGCATTCTTGCCGGGGTGGGCGGAAGACGGAAGGCTGTGGGGGAACGGACAATCCCTCAGTCGCCTGCGGCGACAGCTCCCTTTACACAAGGGAGCCTATAGGTGAAACAACAGAACTTCTACCGGTAAACCGATACAAACGCCAAGGCGTTTGCCATGGCAAGAAACCTCGCGGACTTCCATCCGCGCCATAGCCCCTGCGGGGCTGGATGTCGGTTTCTCGCCGGGGTGGGTGAAACAACAACCTGAGTCTGGAAAACCAGCAGGCGCAGGGAGCGGAAAAGGCTCCTTGCGCCTTTTTCAATAGGAGGTGAGAGGAATGACGGTGAAAGATGCGTATTATCTGGCGCTGGCGCAGCTGGGTGAGCCGAGGAGCAGTGAGGGCGACCATGAGGAAGACGTGATCGTCGGGAAGGTCAACGCGCTGATCTGGGAGCTGTGGCCGTATTCGGAGGCGATCCGGGCGGCGGAAGGAAAGGAACCGGGCGCGATCCGCGGGGTGACGGTGCTGGAGGACGAGCTGCCGCTGGAGGAAAAGATCGTGCGGATGCCGATGGTGTACGGCCTTGCGTCGGGGATGGCGTTTGATGACGACGACCTGAACAGGGCGAGTTTTTACAATGATCTCAAAAATGAGTATCTGGCGAAGAGCCTGCCGGCGGTTGTCGGCGAGATCGAGGACGTGTATTAAGGAGGGGGAGAAATGAGCTTTACGAAGATCGGAGCGGAGGACCTTGCCGGGAAGGGTGTGGTCGGTCTGCCCGATGCGCCCGGACTCTCTGCGGCGGAGATGCAGCGGAGGATGGACGAGATCGCAAAGGAAGTGATCGTTCCGGCCTTCAACCGGCTGATCGGGGAGCTGGGCGCGGAAGGCGCGGCGGCGCTGATCGGCGCGAAGGACGGGGAAGAGACCAGTACCGTGCAGGCGGTGATGGAGAAGCTGACCGATGCCCTTGCGGAGAAGGTTGCGGCCGAGATGCTGAAGACGGCGGACGGTGCCGGAATGGTCGGCGCGAAGGACGGCGAGGAGACGAGCGATGTGCAGACCCTGCTGGACGCGCTGAAGAAGAGCATCACCGACCAGACCGCCGAAGCGCTGAAGGCGGCAAAAAAGTACACCGACGACAAGGCTTTTGCGGCCGGATCGGCAGATATGGCCAAAAGTGTGTATGACCCGAACGGACATGAGGAGGATGTGTTTGCTTATGCGGCGGCGCTGGTGAATAATGTAAAGCTCAATGTGGCAGATGGCCTGGGCGGCAAGCTGGACGGTGTCACCCTGACCCATACCAAGAGCGGCACGGTGCATCGGCTGACCGGTCTGGGCGGCTTGACCGGTCTGATCAGCGCACAGTTCAAGGCGGCCGCCGCCATTACCGAGGGCGACACGCTGACTGTCGACGGCGTGAGCTATACCGCCCGGATGACCAACGGCGAGGCACTGGCAACTGATTTCTGGATCACCGGCGCGACCGTGGGCTGCATCATCGACACGGGGGGCAAGACGGTAAATTTTAAAGGCGGCGGGGGCGTTAAGCTGCCCGCCCTGACCAACCCGGCGACTGCTGCGCAGATCATTCAGGGCTATCAGGCCATCAACGGCGAGGGCGTACCGATGGAGGGAACGGCGGGAGCAGGCATCACAAAAGCTGCCACGGCGGCCGAAATTTTCACGGGATATCAGGCGCTCAATGCGGAGGGCGTACCGATGGAGGGAACGGCGAAGAAGTATGGCGTTTACACGGGAACGATAACGAGTGTCACCAGTGAGGGGGATTCGGCCACGCTGAACCTGAGCGGAAATATTGTCAGCCTTTGTTTCACAAGTGTCAGTGATCCGGCTGTTACCGCCTGTTTTACCGCTGACAATCTGGACAAAACCATTCACGCTTTCGGCGGGTCTTCGGCGGGAAGGCGCGCCTTTACGGTGTCGAAGTCTGGGACGACGTATCAGATAAACGGGCGGGAGTTTGCAGCCACATACTGTACCAATGGAGTTAAATGGACATATGTCCGCCAGGAATAAGGAGGAGATTGCATGAACACTCTTGTAATTTATGACGAGACCGGTGCAGTGATCGGCACCATGACCGGCAAAGAATACGGCGCGGTCGGAACCGCTGTGGTCGAAGTCCCCGACGGCTATGAGGTGACCGGCGTCAATGTCGAGACCGGCGAGGCGATCCTGACACCCAAGCCTGCCACCGAGGCGGAGAGAACCGCCGCCATCGAGCGGCAGATGATGCAGGCGGCGGCCGGCCATGAGGGCAGTTATGAAGACCCGATCCCCTTTGTCTATGGCATGGCAGTGGAGACGGGCAAGCATTACAGCTTCGGCGGCGAGATCTATATCTGGAGCAGCGGCGAATGTCCTGCCTGTGTCTGGATGCCGGACAGCGGCATCTGGGAGTGGCGGAAGGCTGCGGATCCCGAAGCGTCCGGCGCGGCGGACGATCCCGTCCCCGCCGAGAGGGGAATGGAGTACACCTACGGTCTCTACTACCTCGACCCGGAGGATGACGGTATCTATCTCTGCACCAGAGCGGGGGAGGAGAAGGGCGGCAAGGTCGTGCTGCAGTATCTGCCCCATGAGCTTGTGGGGCAGTATTTTGAGGTGATGTGATGGAGGGAGTGATGGCCGCCATCTCGCTGGTGGCCGGTCTTTGCGGCATTGCCTTTGGCGTGGCGGGCTTTCTGCGGGGAAAGAAGGCCGACGACGGCGCCGAGGGCAGGCAGGACGGCCAGATCCTGACCGAGCTGGGGTACATCAAAGGCGGCATCGATGATGTCAAGAACGAACAGCGGGAACAGCGAAAGATCAACACCGAGTTCGTGACCCGGCTGACCGCCGTCGAAGCGTCGGCCAAGCAGGCCCACAAGCGGCTGGATCAGATCGAGTTCGGCCATGTGCAGGAGAGGAGAGATTGATGTGAGGATCGGACTTCTTGAGATCTCGAAGGGGGAGCCGCCCCGGTTTCTGACCAGAGTGATCCGGTCGAGCATCCGGTCGGTGATGCTGTATACCATCGCCGCATTCGTGATGATCTGGGTGACCGGGAATCCGCCGCCCGACGCGCTGACCATCGCCTATTTCGGCTATTGGAGTTTCGAGAACGGTGCGGCGGCGCTGATCAGGATCAAGGAAAAGCGGGAAGAAGAGGAGAAAGGGAAGAAAGAGGTGAAGACGGATGAACTGGAACGACCTTAAACGGAAGCTCTCCAGCCGGAAGTTCTGGGCGGCAGTGGCCGGCCTGGTGTCGGCGGTGCTGGTGGTGATGAACTACGGCGAGAACGAGATCACCCAGGCGGTCAGCGTTGTGTCGGCTGCGGGCGTGCTGATCGCCTATATCTTTGCGGAGGGCAGCGTGGACGCGGCAAGGGAGAAGGGCGACACCCAACAAAGCTCTGACGAGCTTTGACTTGGCAAGAACACTCGAACCTCTGCAGAGGTTCGTCATAAACCCTTCGGGTTTGGATGACCGTGTTCTCGCAGGAAGGAAAATGAAATGACCAACAGTGAATTTATCGCAAAGGTCGCCCGATACAAAAGCCTGCGGCTTTTGCCATGGCAAGAATGCTCGCGGTCCGATGAACCGCGCCATAGCTCCTGCGGAGCTGGATGTCGCATTCTTGCGGAGAGGAGCATTACATGACGAACAGCGAATTCATCCAGAAGGTTGCTTCTCTTGCCGTTGATGACTGGAAGAAGAAAAAGGTGATCCTGCCCAGCGTGACCATTGCCCAGGCGATCCTCGAAAGCGGATGGGGCAGATCGACCCTGACCGTCAAGGGCAATGCTCTCTTCGGCATCAAGGCGGGGAGCAGCTGGAAGGGGAAGCGGATGAGCTGCAAAACATGGGAGATCTATGACGGCAAGCGGGTGGATATCACCGATGCCTTCCGCGCCTATGAGTCTTGGGAGGAATCTGTAGCTGATCACAGCGCCTTCCTCGGCAGTCTCAGCCGGTACAGAAACATCGTCGGCAACACCGACGCGGAAGAGGTGTGCAAACTTCTGCAGCAGGACGGATATGCGACGGCGACCGATTATGCCGCCAGCCTGAAAAAGCTGATCCGGCAGTATGACCTGACGAAGTATGACATCATCGACGGATGGAAGCAGAAGCTGGGGCAGTGGATGTATTACAAAGACGGGGAACCGCTGAAAGATCAGTGGATCGAAGACGGCGGATACTGGTACCGGCTGGGGAGCAGCGGCGTGATGATGACGGGGCTGCAGCAGATCGGGGGGAAGCTTTATATGTTCAACCCGAAGCGGGCGCACGGCGTGCCGACGGGGGCGATGATCGTGACGGATGAGAAGGGGGCTGTGAAAGATGGCTAAGATACCGGGCGGAAATGTTCCGAAGACACAGGCGGTGATCGACCGGTTCCGAGGAGTGGATCTGCACAACTCGGCCAGCAACGTGGACGATTCCCGCAGTCCGGATGCGCCCAACATGATCAGGGACGTGCCCGGCAAGGTGCGCAAGCGGATGGGGTACCGGACGGAAAAGACCTATGACGGGCGGATCAACGGCAGGCATCTTCTGCGGACACCGGAGGGAGATCACGAGCTGATCCATGCGGGCGAGTATCTCTATCGGGACGGCGAGATCATCCGCGCCGGCCTGAACGACGAGCGGAGCCGGGGATGGCAGCTGAACGGAAGGCTCTATATCGTTGACGGACGGGAAGTGCTGGTGTATGACGACAAGGGGATCCGGCCGGCCAGCGAAGGAGCCTATGTGCCGACCATTGTGATCTCGCGCGATCCGGACGGCGGCGGCGTCAGCTATGAGCCGATCAATCTGCTGGGCGACCGGCAGACGGACAGCTTTCTCGGGAGAGCAAACATCAAGGAATATCAGCTGTCGATGGCGGAGCTGACTGACCAGACGGTGGAGGCGAAGAAGATGGCGGTGGACGGCAGCTGGATCGAGCTGGCCGAGGGCACCGACTTTACCGTTGACAGAGCGACCGGCACGGTGACCTTTTCGACGTCGCCGGGGGCAAGCCCCATGGACGGCATGGACAACGTGACGATCACCTATTCGGTCGACTGGAGCGAGGGGCGGGCGAAAATCAACGCCTGCAATATCTCGATCCTTTACGGTCTTGGCGGGCAGGCCGACCGGCTTTTTGTCACCGGCAACCCGGAGCTGCCGCACTATGACTGGTACTCGGCGCAGAACGACCCCACCTATTTCGGCGACCTGTGGTACGGGACCCTCGGGCAGGACTCGGCGGCGATCGTGGGCTATGCGATCATCAGCGATTATCTGGCGGCATTCAAGGACGGCGCGGAGGACGGCCGGAACGTGATCCTCCGGTCGGGCACCCTGACCGAGAATGATGCGGCATTTCAGATCGTCGGGACGCTGCAGGGCGAGGGCGCGGTGTGCAAAAACGGCTTTGCGGTGCTGGGCAATGAGCCGATCTTTGTGACGAGGCTAGGCTTTTACGCCATCACGCCGGCGGACATCACCGGCGAGAAGTACAGCCAGAACCGGAGCTTTTATCTGAACAAGGATCTGCTTGAAGAGGATCTGGAGAGCGGCTGCGGCATCCGGTGGAAGGACTTCTATCTCTTCGCGGTGGGGGAGCGGGTGTACATCATGGACGGCCTGCAGAAGGCCTATGAGAAGAACGCGCCCTATTCCAGTTTCCAGTATGAGTGCTATTACTGGGAGAACATCGGCGCGAGGGTGATGTGGGACGATGACGGCAGCCTCTGCTTCGGCAAAGAGGACGGCAGCGTCTGCAGATTTTATTCCGATCCGGAGGACATCGGCAGCTATACCGATGACGAGGAGCCGGTGAAGGCCCACTGGGACATTCCCGATATGAGCGGCAAGCGGTTCTATCAGAACAAGACGGTACGGTATTTCGCCGTCCGGCTGGCATCGGCCGCCATGACCGGCGTCAGACTCTGGGCACAGGTGCGGGGAGAGTGGAGGCAGCTGAAGGATTCGGGGGCGAGGGCAAGATATTTCACCTTCTCGCAGCTGATCTTCAGTAAAATGACCCTTTCGGGCGACGCGACGCCCAAGACCATCGGTTTTAAGATCAAGGTCAAGAAGGTGGACAAGGTGCGCTTCCGCTTAGAGAACAACGAAGCAGAGCCCTTCGGCATTTTCGAGGTTGCGATGGAGTACACCGAGAACGGCAAATACAAGCGATAAAGGAGGAAGGGAAATGGCAAGCGATACCATTGGCGGCAAGCCCAGGGAGTACTACTCCAAAGAGGCGATCCGGCAGAGGGCGGCTGAACGGAAGACCCAGCGGCAGCTGGAGAGTGCGTACAGCGGCATGAGCGCCGAGGACAAGGCCGCCAGCCAGGAATATTACAGCGGTCAGATGGCGGGGATCGACAGCGGCACCGGCACCGACGAGGAGAAGGCCGCAGCGAAGAAGGCACTGCTGGAACAGCAGATCGCAAACCCCTATGCCACCGGCGACAGCGCCTATGACCAGTATGCCAACGTGCTGCTGGCAGGATATAACCAGCAGAAAAAGGCGCTGGGCAACGCCAGCGGGTCGGCGGAGGAGGCACTGCAGCGGCAGATGGAGCTGGCGATCACGCAGATGGAGCGGCAGCGGCCTGAGGTGGAAGAGAGCTATCAGGATGCACAGCGGCAGGCCTATATCCAGCAGATGCAGGCCAAAAAGAACATCGGCCAGCAGCTTTCGGCCATGGGCTTAAACGGAGGTGCGGCGGAGTCGAGTCTTCTGGATCTGGAGAACAATTACGGCAGCCAGCGGGCGGCCTATACCCGCGACCGGGACAAGGCCATGCGGGATATCGACAACCAGATCGGCGACGCCAGGGCACAGGCAGCCATTCAGGCGGCACAGCTGGAAGCGCAGTATGAGCAGGCACTGGCCGAGCTGGTGGGCAATTTCGGCAACAGTCTTGCCTCGGCGAAGCTGCAGGCACAGCTGGGTGCGCTGGACGCGGAGACGGCGGCGAAGCAGCTTGAAGCGGATCTTGAGCAGCAGGAATGGGAGCGGGCTTTCAAGATCCAGGAGGCCGACCGGGACTGGCAGCTGGCGCTGGACAACCTTGCGTGGCAGAAAGAAAAGTACGGGGCCAGTCAGACGCCGCAGACGCCGGCAGGAAATACCGGTGGGAACGACTTTGACATCCCGACCGATGACGATGATCTGAACGAAGGACAGGAAACGAGCGTTCTGCTGACTCCTGAACAGCTGGCGGCCTATAACGGCAGCGCGAACAATATGCGCGGTGTTCTGCAGAGGAACGGATCCGGCGAAGAGATCGCGGCGTATCTGCTGAACCAGTTTAAGGCGGGCAACCTGACCATGGATCAGGCGGCGGTGCTAGCAAGCCAGTACGGCGCGGCGGATGTGCTGGACAGAATGCTGCAGTAAATGGCAGAAGCCCTCCGTTCCCATATCGGGGGCGGAGGGCGTTGTTCTATATCATAGAACATAGAACGGAGGAAAGAACATGACCGAAGAAGAGAAGAAGAGGCTCAGGGAAGCGCTGGCGGCGGCGAAGACGAGCGTCTGGAAAGCGCCGGCGGTGACCGCACAGCCGGAGGTGCTGCCGGATGTTGCAAGTGTCGGCAGACAGAGAAGGTCGGAGGCCGTACAGGATACACCGAAGGTCGTATCGGTGGGGAATTATGGCCCGGCGCCTCTGACCGGAGGCATTAGTGAAGGCAGCGAGTACAACAGGGGCAGTATCACTGATCTCAGAAAGAGCGCACCGACGGCGGCAAAGTCGAAGGCGGCGGCCGTGGGGGACAGCGCCTTTGCGGGCCTGACCGGATTTAACAAGGGCCTGACCGGCATCCTGGGCGCGGCGGCAGATCTGACGGATCCGATGTACAAGTTTATCGAGGAGCAGAGCTTTTATCAGGGAGCGCCGGCGTGGTCGCGGAAGGCGATCGATCTGGTCACCGGACGGACGGCACAGCAGAACCTGAAAAAGGTAGCGGATTACTATGCAAAAGCGGATGATCAGGCACAGGAACAGGTCAGAAAGAACATTGAAGCGGGGCAGATGGGCGAGATCGGCAACGCGCTGATCCAGGGCACGGTGCAGGCGGTGCCCAGTGCGGCGGCCGCGGCGATCGGAACTGTTCCGACAGCATCGGCAGGTCTTGGGTCTCAGACCACGGCACAGATGATGGGCAGTGCTGTCAAGGAGATGGCGTCCAAGCCCCAGTTTATCCTTTCGGCGGTGCAGAGCTTCGGCGGGGCCTATGACGAGGCAGCGGCAAAGGGAGCGGACACCGGCGAGGCCATCACAGCGGCGGTGCTGACGGCGATCCCCGAAGCGATGATCGAATCGATGGGCGGTACCGAGAAGCTGGTGCAGAAGATCGCCGGCGAGGCGGGCAGAAAGGGCGTCAAGGGAGCCGTTCAGGACATTCTGCAGAATATGGCGGAAGAGGGCCTTGAAGAGGTCGTGCAGTATCCCGTCGGGAAGATGGCGGCGATGGGGTATGACCCCGGCATGAAGCATTATTCCGCCACAGAAGAGGCGGTGATCAACCCCGTCGAGATGGCGAAGGCGGGCCTTGTGGGCGCGGCGGTCGGCGGTATTGTCGGCGGAGGAGCGAAGGTCGGAGATGCGGCGGTCGGAAAGACGGTCGGAACCGTCGGAGACATGGTATGGACCGAACGGCTGGGCAAAGAGATCCGGGATCAGGACGGCGGAACCGCACTGATCAGAGCGGCGATGGAGTCGGGAGACGAAAGACTGCAGGCCAAGGCTGAGAGGATGACCGAAAAGCTGCAGCGGGGCGAGAAGCTGAGCAATCGAGAATTGGCGGACCTGTATCAGGCGGAAGTGGAATCGGGAATTGACGCATATACCGAGGAAGAGATCGTCAAACGGGCACGAATGGGGGCGGAGACGATTGAAGATCCGCTGACACAGATGCAGAGAGAGGTAGAGGAGACCGAACGAAAGCAGAAAACTCTCCGTGAATATCTTGGCGCGGTCGATAAGGGAATCATGCAGTTTATCCAGGACGTCCGTGACGGCAGGCCAAAAACGAAAAAACCTTATACGATTGGACAAGTTGCGCCGAGAACCGCAGCGGATATCGAGGCGATTACGGGGGTTGATGTCAGCGGGTATACTCATAAACTGACAGCAGATGCAGTGAGACATATCGACAAAGGGCACGGAACGAGCGGTATTTCAGATCACTCCATGATGGATGATGCTCATCTTGCTCGTGTTGCGTATGTCATGGAACATTATGACCAAGTGGAACTTACTAGAGATCAAAACGGAAATATAGACTACAGCGATCAGTATCAAAACAGTGATCAGAGCAAGGCGCTAAAGGTTAAGTTCAGTAAACAGATTGACGGAAGGCTGCAGTATGTGATCGAAGCGATTCCGGACAGTCAAAGAAAAAGCCTGTGGATCATCAGCGCGTACGCAACTGGTAAGATCGATCCGCAGGCGGAACAGGCTGTGTTTGAAGGCATAAAAAAAGAAGGCGCGCAGCAGTTTGATGAAGAAAATTCCCCAAACTGGACGTCCGAAACGGGCGCTGCGTCATCCTTCAATACCAGTATACCACAGGAAACCGCGGAAAGTCAAGAGACGTCGGCTACTGAATCCCGCTTTGGCAGCACTGTTCCGACGCAGGTCGTCAACCGGGTGATCGGCGATGCCGCACCAGAACAGGACTATGATACCAGACAGAGCCTGAAGAAAGCGGAAGACGAACGGCACAAGGCGGGAACGGCATTGCTTCGGACCATGTACCGGAGCATGGGCATCACCCAGAACGCGGACGCCAGAGAAACTCTCCGCAGCATTGCGAATCAGGCGGCAGAAGAGATCGGTCAGACCGGCACGGTATCCAGAGCGACAGCGGACCGGCTGTTCAAGGAAATGTGGGACCGGGGCAGCATCCTGCAGGACGAGTATTATCAGCAGTACAAGGGACTGAAGGACGATCTCAGACAGATCGCCGTATCCATTTCGGAAAAGGACGCCAGAAACATTCCTGATTTCGGCAGATGGAAACAGCAGAACCGGGGCAGAGTGACGGTCACGGGAAACGGTATGCCGGTAAACCGGAGATATGCCGAGCTGTCGAAGCTGCATCCGGAACTGTTCCCCGACGACATCACTCACCCGGCTGATCAGCTGCGGCAGATGGCGGAGGTGGCAGAAGGTATCGCTCCCACAAGGCTGACGCTGGACGAAGGCGGCGAGGAAGCGGTATACGGCATGCAGATGCAGTTTGACGAGGCTCTCAGAGAGTTCGAACGCCGGATCAGGCAGACGAACAGCTATGAACAGCGGTATCTGGAACAGCATCAGCCGGTACCGGTGCCGGATCTGGGAACTCTGAATCAGACCTGGGAAGCCTATGACGCAGCGGTAGCCAGAAGAGAAGCGGTCACGAAACAGCACGGTCTTCTGACCGATCAGGATATTACCGCCGCACTGGATGTGGCAAAAGGAAGCCGGCCGCCGGAGAGCATCACGGGAGACGCCAGAGACGGCATCCTTGCTCTTGCGGAGGCGGAAAGAGATGTCATGGCGGCAGAGCGGGTCATCGGCGCCTATAAACGGGAGATGTCCGGCCGGAGACAGGAGGCGATGGAAGACCTGATCGCAACCTCAGACGACTGGATCGACAAAAAGACCGGCATGGCCTATCACCGGGAGACACAGGAGCGGAACATCCGGGACATCACGAGAAAGGCGAAGGGCGGTGCACAAGCGGCACAGAAGATCATCGACGCCATCTATACCCCCATCCATCAGAACGAAGCCGGCAGACAGCGGATGATCAGAGACTATAAAAAGCAGATCGCAGATCTGGGACTGACAAAAGAGGAAAGTGCCTGGGTGCAGATGGTCGGCGAAGGTGTGCGGGATATCGAAGCTGTTCCGCAGGTGATGGATAAAGCAAAGATCCAGCAGGCTGTCACGCTGATGCGGGATCAGATCTATCCGGATCTTCTGAGGCAGGTCAATCAGGTGCTTCTCCGGAACGGCTACAGACCGGTTCAGGGGCGCAAAAACTATTTCCCGCATTTTCAGGATGAGGGAGACCCGCTGGTCAAGGCGTTTAAAATGCTTGGCATGCGGATCCAGACCGATACGCTGCCGACCGATATTGCCGGCCTGACCGAAACCTTCAAACCCGGCAAGCAGTACAGCGGAAACTTTGAACAGCGAGTAGGAGACAAGACGGTGTATGATGCGCTGGAGGGATTCGACCGGTACATCGAAAGCGTATCGAGCGTCATCTGGCACACCGATGATATCCAGAACCTGAGATCGCTGGAGACGGCGATCCGGCACAAATATTCGAAGGACGGGCTTCGGGAACAGGTCAACGCCGTGAACAATGACAGCACGATGAGCGCGGAGGAGCGGGAGGCAAGGCTCAGGGAACTGCTGGAACCGGACAGCCAGAAGCACCTTGGAAACTTTGTGATCGATTTGAGACAGTATACCGACAGCCTTGCCGGAAAGAAATCGATCGGAGACCGTTCGATGGAGCAGGACATGGGCAGAAAGTGGTACAGCATTTCGAAGGCGCTGGAGGGCAGGGTCGCCGCAAACATGGTGGCGCTGAATCCGGCATCCTGGGCGACCAACGTGATCCCGATCCTGCAGGCGTCGGCGGAGGTGGACGCGGTGCATCTTGTGAAGGCCATGGGCAGTGTTCTGAAAGCAAAGGGATCGGATGACGGCTTTGCGGGACAAAGCGCTTTCCTCACGAACAGAAAGAGTACCGAAAACCTTTCGTCGACCACGCTGGAGAAGATCACCGACAAACTCTCAAAGCCGATGGAGATCGTCGACGGATTTACGGCGGAGACGATCGTGAGAGCATTTTACGATCAGAACATCCGCAGAGGCATGGACCCGCAAAGCGCCATGGAAAATGCGGATGCGAGAGCGGCGGGACTGATGGCAGACCGGTCGAAGGGGGCGCTCCCCACTGTGTTTGAACGGAAGAATCCGCTGATCAAGATGTTCACGATGTTCCAGACGGAGGTCAACAACCAGATGAGCTGGATGCTCAAGGATCTGCCGAGGGAGTACAAGGAGACGGGCGCAGCCAAAACGGCGATGCTCCTTCTGGAAGGTACGATGGCGAGCTATCTCTATAACAATCTTTATGAGGCACTGATCGGCAGAAGACCGGCCTTTGATCCGCTGGGAATGATCTTTGAAGCGATCGGCAACTTCACCGAAAAGGACGAAGAGGGTGAAAAGAAGAAAGGCACCGCACGGGCTGTGCTGGATACAGTCGATCTTGTGATGGAACAAGTGCCGTTTGTGGGCAATCTCTGGGGCGGCGGCAGATTGCCTGTAGGCTCGGCACTGCCGGAGGCGGAAACACTGGTCGAAGCTGTGGGAGGTCTTGCGGACGGTTCGATGGCACCCAATGCGGCATGGAAGAAGATCGGCAAGGAACTGGTCAAACCGGCAGCCTATCTACTTCCTCCCGTGGCGGGCGGCCAGATCAAAAAGAGCTATGAAGGCGTGAAGACATGGCTGGACGGAGGCAGCTATACCACCAAGTCGGACGGATCGCAGGAGATGCTGTTCCCTGTGGAACAGACGCCGGAGAACCTGGCGAAGATGCTGGTGTTCGGCAAGTCCAGTGCGCCGCAGGCGAACCGGTACTATGAGAATTTCGAGAAGTCCACGGAGCTGGACGCCGGAGACGGGGGACTGGGAGGAATCCTGAGCCAGTGGTTCCCGGGAGAGGACGGCGGACGGGATACCGTTGCTGAAAATCTGATCAGAAAAGATACTCCCCGGATCGTCAAATGGAACGTCACCGACGAGGACGGCCTGAAGACAGAGAAGCGGGCGGAGCTGACCGCGAAGCAGCAAAAGCAGTACCGGGAGTATTACGCCCGGTATCTGGGCGAGGGCGTCGGAAGTCTGGCTGAGAGCCAGCGGCAGAAGCTGAGAGAGTATGCAAGCGAGATGTCGACAAAGCGGATCCTTTCGGACGTCGGCGAGGAGTACGAGGTCAAGGACTGGGTCGCAGAGGCGGCGGAAGCGGAAGAGGCCGGCGTGGGCATCGTGCAGTATGTGGGTCTCCGCGAGATCCTGAACGCTGTTGAATCTGATAAAGACGAGGACGGCGAGACCGTATCCGGCAGCAAGGCGAAGAAGCAGCGGGAGGCCCTGATGGGCAGGGATGACCTGACCGCAGAGCAGAAGGGACTGATCGACCGGCTGCTGATCCAGAGCGGGGAGGAACCGAAACAGGTGGATTATTCGTCCGAGGCAAGCCTGCAGTACACCTCGCTCGACAAGGAAAGCCGGGCGAAGGTGGACAGCGTGCGGACAGTATTCCCCAGCATGGCTGTGGACGATGTGGACAAGTACCGGGAAGCCTGCGCGGAGGGCACCAAGGCGGAGAAACTCGCAGCACTGCAGGCGGCGGGCATGAGCGAGGAGGACGCGGTGCTGTTCTATCGGCTGAACGGCGCGGCGGCAGACAAGGTGGACACCTCGTCCAGAGAGGCGGCGCTCAGATCGGTCATGAGCGCGGACGAGCGGGTCCGTGCAGCGGCGGCGGGGTATGCCGTCAAAGGTCTCGGTGAGGAAGGGTATCTTGTCTGGACGGCGGCGCTGGACGGCTCCGAAGAGGAGAAGAAGGCGGCGCTTGTGTCGAAGGGACTGACCGAGCGGGAGGCGGAGAAGCTGATCCGCGTCAGCAAGCTGAAGGAAGGCGACAGCGTGTCGAGCTGGAGCGATGTGGTGCTGGCGACGCTGACCGACAGCCAGCGGTCGAAGTTTGAGCAGCTGCAGCAGTATTATCCCAAGGCGACCGCCGCGCAGTTTGAAATCTGCCTGGGCATCTATGAGAGCACCAAGGCCGACCGGAATGCCGCCGGCAAGACCATCAGCGGGTCGAAGAAAAAGAAGGTCATTGCAAAGTTGATGGAGAAGGGACTGGGGTACCAGGCGGCGGAGGTGTTTTATAATTTGATGGGGTGAGGAGGAATAGGTAAAAGGAAAGAGGCAGGAGAGATCCTGCCTCTTTTGAGTTTAGGATAGTAATGCAGCGCGCATGTAACAAACGGGCTGAAAACGGCGTAAAATTGGGGAGGGAAAAATACAAAGATAATTAACAAATTATTCTTGCAAACTTGCATTAAAGGCAGTATAATGATTAAGATAGCGTCGGTATACCCTGCCGGCGGTAAATAAGCAGTATACGTTCCGTCCTGTACGGGGCGGACTTTTGAAAGGAAGGCTATACTTGGGATTTTTCCAGAAACTGTTCGGTACTTACTCCAGCCGTGAGCTGAAGCGTATCAACAATCTCAAACAGCAGGTCCTCGATCTCGAGGAAAAATATGCGGCCATGACCGATAAGGAACTTCAGGCAATGACTCCTTATCTGAAAGGCCTTCTCGCTGACGGCGAGACCCTCGACACCATTCTGCCCGATGCTTACGCTGTCTGCCGCGAGGCTACCCGCCGCGTGCTGGGTACCCCCCATTATCCCGTTCAGATCATGGGCGGTATCGTTCTGCATCAGGGCCGTATCGCTGAGATGCGTACCGGTGAGGGTAAAACTCTGGTTGCTGCCTTCGCCTGCT